GTGGGATTCATTACGAGTTTCTTGTGGCTCCGTTGATTGCGATTGTTAAAGATTTGAAAACCCGATTGGCTGCGGTAGAGGCGGCATTATGACATCTCTGATCCGATTCCTAATCGAGCCGAACTAGATACTTTAGAGACTGAGTAAACCGATGACTGCTTACCGGTCAACGAACACTTACCGCCAAGCCGGTCTCCGTTACGACGGCGGCGGCAGCCTCGTAACCGGATCAGCTACTCTCGGCTACGGCGGTTCAGTAACCGGAGAAGGAACACCCCAAACCGAGGGCGCATCGGTCCTTCCTTATGGCGGAGTTGTTACCGCTACCGGTGCCCGAAACGTTGCTGGTGTTGCTGCTGCTATTTACGGCGGGGCGGTTACCGCTTCAGGCGAAGTTAATACTTCAGGTGTTGTAGCTGTTGGCTATGGCGGTGTCGTTACTGCTACAGGCACCCTCACCTCGTTAGGTGCGGTTGTCGGTCCTTACGGCGGTTCGGTTACTGCGACAGGTACCCGAACTGCTTTAGGCACATCGGCCCTGCCCTACGGGGGGGTTACTGCCGGTACCGGAACACTTCAAGCAGAAGGAACATCGACTCTCCCCTACGGTGGAATCGTTACTGCGACAGGCGCTGTCACAACTGCTGGTGTTGCAACTATCGGCTACGGAGGTAGCGTCGCTGCGACAGGCACGCTACAGGCAGAGGGAACATCAGCCCTGCCTTACGGCGGCGTAGTTGCTGTTACAGGTGCTGTTAGTAAAAATGGAACGGTTGTTCTCGCGTATGGGGGAATGTCGGTAACCGCTACTGGCACAGTAGTCGTTCACGCAAATATCAGCCCAGGGGCGATCAACGGCGTAGCCGCAATTCTCGGCGTTGGCGTCCAGACCGAAACATACTTCCAGTACTTGAACCCGGTTGGCCCGACGAGGATGCCAGCCCGAACGTCTCGCAAGTGGGGCGAATTGGCTGTAGCAAACCACCCCGGTTCGGGCACGAGGTTGACGGTAATCAAGAAGGACGGCACCTACTTCACGAGGCTGGTGGTGTCGAGTGGCGACATGGCTACGGCAGATCAGATATTCCAAGGTGGCCGGGAACACATTGTGACGGCGGACGATAAAGACGCTATCGAGGCGACAAATGTTGGCGGCGAGTTTGTGTTGATCGGATAAGTCTGGACCGGCGTGTAATTGACGCTTACACTGTAGATATCCCCGGTACGGGGAACCTTTAGCGACGGGTGAAAGAGCGCAAATGACTTCCCATACTTTTGTAAAGTGCGACGGCTGCCAGACATCTAGTTGCGGCACGTTTTGGCCCGACAGTGACCCGCATATGGCTGGCCGGTTTCGTGGGTGTTTTGCCGAGAAGTCCCGTTCGGTCGGGCTTGAGTCGGCTGGCACTTGGGCGATTAACGCTGCCGACAAAGTACTCGACGCCGACAACAACGCTTACCGACGACTTCGTAAAGACGGCGTGCAGCCGGAGACGGTGACCGGCGCGGCCAAACTTGAGGCGACCTTGACATGACAGCAGTTTCTGACCTAATCAACCGCACACGCAACGACTACTTGCGGACGGGGCAACCTGAGGTTCGCAATAAACTGAATGGGGCCATCAGTGATAGTGCTGAGTTGTTGACATTCTCGCGCCCACTGAATGCTTTATCTACTGGCTCTCGGATTTCGATTGGGTTGGAGGATATGCATGTTTGGTCGGCCGATAGTGCTGCTTCGACCGCCGACGTAGATCGCGGTGAATATGGGACGACAGCGGCTTCCGCTGATGACAAAGCTGTGGTACTGGTTAACCCCCGTTACTCGGACTCGCAGATTCTTCGGGCGTTAAATAGTGGCGTCTCGATGCTGGCGAGCGAGGGACTGTTTGCCGTTTCGACGATTGAGGTGACGCATCAGACGGGCGTGAATGGCTACGATTTAGCGTCGTCGGTGAACGTGCTGGGATTAGTTGATGTGTTGTGGGAGTCTCCGACGGCTTTACAGAAGCAGTGGTCTCGGTTGCCTCATGTTCGGTTGATCCGTAACGCTAATAGTTCGGACTTTGCTTCCGGTACTGGCGTTGCTATCGACCGCGGCGTCCCGAACGGGGCGACTATTCGGGTCACCTATAAGCATGAGTTGAGCGCTAGTTTGTCTGGGTTGACTGACGCGTTTGAGACGGCTACGGGTCTTGAATCGGACGCTATTGATTTGGTATGTATTGCCGCTGCCCTGCATTTAACCGCGGGCAAGGAGATAGCTCTGAACGAGCCGGATGCGGCTCGTCCCCGTCGGTCTTCAGAAACTCCTCCTGGGACTTTCTCTCAGGCTGACTCTAATCTGCGGACGTTGTATCGGGATCGTGTCCGGGCGGAGCGTCGCCGCTTGAACGACAAGCACGCCACGTTCCGTGTTCGGGAGTTTGTCATCTAATGCCTACCCTTCCACTCACCCTCCCAGCAGCATTGTTCACCGGTACTGCCGGTGGCTTAAGCGCTGACGTGCCTGGTCGGTACGATGTCGCGTTGGGTGGCCGGGGCTATTTTATTGACTGGGAGGCCCGGAACGGCTACCAGTTCCAGACGGTGCCGCTGCTGCGACGCCAGTCGGACACGGGCGAAGCGGTCGGGTCGCAGTCGATCAACCCGGAGGGGTTGTGGCGGCGCACCGTTGAGGAGTGGCATATCGGGGCGGGGCAAAGCGACTACGACCGCCCCTCGTCTGATGCTTCTCGGTTCCGTTCGTCAAAAGGTATTGACGTTTGGGATCGGTGGGAGTTGTCGCTGTTGCCCGACACGGCAGAGAGCCTCTCGTCGGCCAACACGAACTTGAAGGTTATGGCTGCGGGTGGTCGGCTGTATGTGGCTGATGGGCAGACGGCGCGGTTCACGACTGATCCGTATGCTGCGTCTCCGTCGTACACGGCGGTAACGGGTACGGCAGCAGCGAGCATCACGGCGCTAGCTTCCACCGGCTATCACGTCATGGTTGCTTTGGGTGCGAGTGGCATCTACTTGACGAACACGGGTAGTTCGGCTGCGTCGTCATGGATCACTGGTGACATTACCGACGTTGCGTATGTCAAGAATCGGGTTATGGCGAGTCACGGCGTTGACTTGTACGAGATTGACCACACCAGCTTGTTCTCAGGCTCCCACTCCAAGCCGTCGGCCTTGTTCTCGCACGAGGATACGGGGTGGAGTTGGGTTGGTTTCGCTGAAGGCACGAACCATATTTACGCTGCGGGCTACTCGGGTGATAAGAGCGAAATCTTCAGGATGACGCTTCAGTCTGACGGCACTGCTTTGACTGCGCCGAGCGTTGCTGGTCGTCTCCCTGACGGCGAGATTGTGTCGTCGGTGTACGGCTATCTCGGGTTCCTACTGATTGGGTCCGACAAGGGTTTCCGGCTTGCTGCTGCTGACGCAAACGGCAACTTGACGTTGGGCGCTCTCATCGAGACGGGTTCGACTGTTAGCGGTTTCGAGGGGCAAGGCCAGTACGTCTGGTTTACCTGGGATGCTTACGACTCGACCTCATCGGGTCTTGGCCGTATGGATTTGGCGAACCTGTCGGACCTAAACGCTCTCGTCCCTGCTTACGCCTCGGACTTGATGGCTACCTCGCAAGCTAATATCACGTCGGTGGCGACGTTCAACGACAAGCGGGTGTTCGCTGTGTCGGGCGACGGCTTCTACGCTGAAGACGGCGACCTTGTGGCTGAGGGGACGCTTGATTCGGGGCTTGTTAACTACGGCCTCGCAGAGCGCAAGACGGCGGTTAACGTCAAACTCAACGGTGATTTCGCTGATGGGGGCACTATTACCCCGATGCTCTCTGCCAATGAGGGAGCGTTTGACGCTCTTGGTGCTGCTACTTCCGCAAACGACACATCGTTCTCTGCGGATGAATCAACTGGCACCCGTCACGAGGTGCGGGTCAAGCTAGCCAGGTCAGGGGTGGATGCCACGAAAGGGCCGAAGCTACTGTCGTGGATGCTTCAGGGTTACCCTCGGGCGCAGGGTTCGCAGATTGCCATTGTCCCGATTCTGCTGCGCTCTATCGTTGACGTTCCCTATCGTGAGCCGGAACGTATTGATATTATCGAAGAGAGAGACGCGTTGGATTCCTTGTGGCGGCAGCGCACGTTGACGACGTTCCAAGAAGGCTCTCGCTCCCATGTGGGCATTATTGAAGATTTGGTTTGGACTGCGGAATCGCCGTCGGACTTGCAGGAAGATTTTGGTCAAGCACAGGGAACCGTGACAGTACGGTTCAAGATTATTGAAGGGGCCTACTAATGGCTGTAATCGACATCGACGGCGGCGTCCCGTCTACCACCCTGAATGGCGGGGTCTCGTCGGGCGACACGAGCCTTACATTGGCGGCGGGGGCGGGTTACCCGGATGGCACAAACGGCAACTTTTACGTTGTCGTTGGCCTTGGGGCTGCCACTGAGGAAACGATTGAGTGTTCTTCTCGGTCGTCCAACACGTTGACTGTTGCGAATCGTGGCGCTGATGGGACTTCGGCCACGGCGCATGACTCTGGCGCAACGGTGCAGCATGTTGTTCCTGCCGTGATGTTGCAGGAGGCGAACACGCACGCCAATGCCACGACAGGTACCCCTCATGGTGCGGCTTATGTCGTTCCTTCGGGCAACGTGGCTACGGCTACGGCTCTGGCTACGGGTCGCACGGTTGTGTTGAGCGGCGATGTCAGTGGAACGTCGGGGTCGTTCGATGGGACGGCGAACGCTACGATCACGACGACTGTTGCGGACGACTCGCATGACCATACCGATTCGACGATTACCGGCACACTGTCGAACGACACGACCGGTCTCGCTGCGACGGCGACCGCTTTGGCGACTGCTCGCACGATTGGTGGCGTGTCGTTCGACGGCACGGCCAATATAGATTTGCCTGGCGTCAACACTGCTGGCAACCAGGCGACGAGCGGCAACGCTGCCACGGCGTCGAAGTGGTCTGCGGCTACGACGTTGACTCTTGCTGGTGATGCAACGGGCAGCGTCGTCTTCGATGGTTCGGATACGGCCGAGACGTTGACTGTGGCTGTCGTACACAATTCGCACACGCACAATGATACGACTATCGACGGGTTGGACGGATCAGCGATCACTTCGGGCACTGTCGCTGACGCATACATTGATTCGACCATCACTCGTGACTCTGAGGCTGCTGCTGCGTACTACGCAGGTTCCTCTGGTGGTACTGGCCGCAAGATCACACCGTCAACCTCGTCACCTTCTGGTGGCAGCAACGGCGACATCTGGCTCAAGTATTAATAGGGGCACACTATGACTTTGCACATCAAACAGGGCGGCAGTTGGGAAACCGTCGGTTCTCCAAACCTCTCCACCAAAGTAGGTGGCGTGTGGAAAGATGTCACGAACGGCTACGTACACGCTGGCGGCACCTGGCAGGAATTCTACACCAAATCCGACCCTGTAACGTACGCCTTTACAGCAGTGTCAGCTAACTCGACTGCTGGGTTCACGTCTTGGAAGGGATCATCGGACCTCAAGGTCGGTTCGTATGGCTTCGGAGATCGTGTCACTTACCTCGACTTCCGCACATCGGTAGATACGGAAGGTTCGGGCCTTACCTTGGCCGCTGCGCTGGCGATCCGTCCTGTCGTAGATGCCTGTTCGGTCTACCTCCACCGAGACACTGGCGGTTACGGCACGATCACTGTTGGTCAATACTACATCGGTGTCAACACTGGCGGTTACGGTTCGGGCACAGCGAACATCAGCGCTACGAACCGGTCCACTCACCCGCTGGGCGGAGCGAACTGGTCAACCAATTCGGCGCGCCTGTTCACCGGCCTGGGCAACCTCGCTACTAACTTGGACAACTACCCGATGGTTATATGCAACAATACGACCCCATCTACATCTGGTGGCGGCAACGACACTGATTACTCGGTAATCAACACGACGCTATATAACAACAAGCTGTGGGTGACGCTCGATTATGTTTAGTCAGGGAGAATCTGATGATTAACCGTCAAGCGTTTGCGGCGCTAATCGACTACCAGCGCACCGACTGGGACACCGACGAGGTTCCTCGGGCATCGAACCGTTCATGGGACGACATTCAGGGCATCGAGATCCACCACACGGGAGCGGCTGGGCCTAAGAGCATGTCGTTTGCCGACATGCAATCTTGGTTGCTGTCGGTGGAGAGGTACCACGAGCTGACGAAGGGCTGGAGCGACCTGTTCTACAACGTGTTTGTGGACGCTGAGGGTCGCGTGTGGGATGGGCGTCCGACGCTGGCGTCGTCGCAATCGAGTCTGCATAACTGGCTGACGGTCCATGTGCCTGGAAACAACGCTGTGTTGACCGAGGTTCAGAAGGCAAAGCTGTCGGAGTTGGCGGACGCTGTTGGCGGCCGCAAAGCGATCCGTGGTCACGGTGAGCGTTCAGCTACGGCGTGCCCTGGTTCTAATGCGATGGCGTTCATCAACGAGTGTCG